GACCCGTCTATCGAGCCGGGCACCATCGAAGTACGGCGGGACGGGGAGACGGTCGCGCGCATCGTCAACGTCGAAGGCCCGGCTGCGTCCGAAGGGGAGAGCGCTTGACGGGAGTCCTTGTTACCCTTGGTGTAGTCATGATGGGAGCAGGATTTCTAGGCTGCTATGAGGGCACTCCAGCAGGATGGCTTGCTGGTATAGGTTCAATTCTGGGAGGTATCGTGGTCACTGTCCTAGCCCTAACATGAAGTACAGTCCAAAGACAAAGAGCTACCCTCACCAAGCGCGAGCGACGCTCCGTGCGGTAAGACAGGGCAACCACGCCTTCTTCATTGCGCCTCGCGGCGGCAAGACTAAGGCTGCGCTCGACGCGGTAGCTATTCAGGGCCTCCGTGGAAGGTGCCGTCGAGTGCTCATCGTATGTCCACTCTCGGCTATCTCTGTGTGGGAGGAGGAGATAGCTCGCCACTTCGGCTACAAGTACGAATTTTGGGACCCCGACCAACCACAGTCTTACCTGGCCGCTCATGCTCCTAGACACATGATTTTCGCTGTGGTCAATTACGAGAAGTACCGCCAACGTAGTAGGCTAAAGAAGCGATGGGTCTATGAATGGTCTAAGTTCTTTGAGGACTGGGGCCCAGACATAGTCATACTCGACGAGTCGCATCGTGCGAAGCGAGCTGGTGCTGTAACCTCACAGATCCTCTGGCGATCCGTAGAGCGGATGAGAAAGGTTAGGTCAGATGAACAGCCTTACGTATGGTTACTCACGGGTACGCCCAACCCTAAGGGGTATCGTGATCTCTTTTCCCAGTACCGGGTTATGGATCCGAACATCTTTGGAACCTCTCAAGCGGAGTTCTTCGAGGAGCATTGTACTTTCGGCCACGGTCGGCGTCGGTGGACGGTCATTCAGTACCGACATAAGGCTAAACTACTCAGGAAAATCAGAGCTCACGCGTCGATAGTACCAGAGCGAAAAATCGAGGGTATGCCAAGACGTGTGTGGCAGAACGTCAAAGTTCCATTGCCTAAGGAAGCGAGGCGGATATACGATGATCTTGCGGGAGAACTCGTGGCTGAGTGGGAGGGTGGAGTACTCACTGCGGCCAACGCAGGTGTACGAAGGCTCCGACTTCAGCAGATTACTGGCGGCTTCACAACTGATGGACAGCAGATTCATGGTGCTAAGCTTGCCATGGCCAAGGATTTGCTGGTTGATTTGTTGGAGCAAGACGAGCAAGTGGTGGTCTATGCGCGCTTTCTTGCTGAGGTGGCGGCCGTTCAAGAAGTGCTGGAGAAACTTGGAGCTAGAAGTGCAGCGATCACAGGGAAGGTTCCAGCCGTTCATCGGGCTAAGCTGCGAGGAAAGTTCCAGCGAGGATCTCTGGATTCACTGGTGTTCCAAGTGGCGACTGGCTCTCTGGCCATCAACCTCAGTGCTGCCCGTGAGATTCTCTATTACTCGCTACCAGACGGATGGCTTGATTACTACCAGTCTTCAAAGAGGACCGGTGAGATTGGCGGACGGCCTACTAGAATCCGTCATTTGGTCTGCCCCGGTACTCAAGACATGGCGCAGCTCGGGGCCCTCCGAGTCAGAGCAGATGCCCACAGTGAACTCATGAGGGACGCGCGGGCCTTTGTGTTCGGAGCTTAGTGGATTTGATACAATGAATGGTACAAACCGTCAAAGGAGGCATCTATGATCGTAGTCGAAGGGCCGGATGGCAGTGGTAAGACCACTCTGGCCCACGTCTTGGCGAACGATATGGGGCGGGAGTATCGTCGGTCTCCTTCCCTTAGTAGCAGGGAGGGAGGTAACCGGGCTCACGTAGATTGGTGGCGTGAACAGCTTTGGGGCGACGAGGCTCACCGCATGGGTGGTGTTTACGATAGATCCTTGCTCGTATCTGAGCCGATCTATACCCCCGTGATGAATCGCAGCCCGCTCGTGCAGGCGGGTGAGTATATCGAGATGCTCACCCGATTCGTCTCCTGTTTTCCACTCATCATTTTCTGTCTGCCGCCGTGGGAGCAGCAGAAGGAGAACCTGGAGGATAAGGCAAGCGAACAATTGAAGGGGCTATCGATCAAACGAGCGGCCCTTGTGCTGTGGGGGTACTACATCGGGCAGGAGTACTGGCGCTATCTCGAGGAGCTGGGAAAGTTGAGAGTGCTCACCTACGACTGGAGCAACATGCACGAGGTCCAGATGGGTGTTCAGTCTTACCTCACAGACGAGGCCAACCGAGTAGGTCAACGTGCATGATCTAAGCGTTATCTACGAGCTCCAGCACGAGCACGCAGTCTGGCTAAGGAGGAACTTTCCTGACCAGCAGTCCTACCAACCCATCCTCGGGATTGTCGAGGAGCTTGGTGAACTCTCTCACGCCCACCTCAAGATGGAGCAGGGCATTAGGGGTGACCATGAGTCCCTCTTCGCAGAGAAGGTCGACGCAGTGGGGGACATCTTCATCTACCTCATGAGCTACTGCAATGCCAACGAGATAAACCTAGAGTCCGCCATTGAAGATACGTGGGCAAGAGTCAAGAAGCGTGACTGGATCAACCACCCCGATGAGGGCGGCGAATGAGAACCGAAGAGTTCCCAACGCTCACCGATCTGTGGCATGATACGACGTGGGACATGTGGCGAGGGTCGCTAGAGAATGGAGGCTTAGACTTTGTCGCAAGCATCGACACTATCCGCTATGATAACCTCCTGGCGGCTGAGAGTATGGCTTACGAGTTCGACCTGGGTCGAGACTTGTGGCTTACTCGAATGCGGTGGACTATGCTTCTACGGGCGTATCTGGACTTATCAGAGACCGCCCGGTTCCTTGACAGGGCCGCAGATATCGGTCTTGGCGAAGGTAAGCGAGGCGTCGTCACCTCCATGCCCTGTCGAACAGTTCCTCGAGAGGCTAAGAAGCATAGATGGGGTAATTGCATGGCGGCTTACACTTATCGTGGACTCCGCACAGGAAGACCCACCCTTAGCCTCCACAGTCGAGTCTCCTACATCGCTTACATCGGAGGACTAGACCTTGCCCTTGCACACGTTCTCGCTCGGGAAATTGGGCGTCGCATCCGAGTGCCGGTGGAAGAGTTTAGTTTCCGCTGGTATGTGGATAGCCTTCAGTTCCATGGGTTCAAATCGCTTCCCCTACTTTACCGCAAGGAGTATGTTCGAGACCTCGAGAAGGAAGCCCTCCGGAAGAAGTATCCGACTATCGCTCTCGTTGGCCGTTGGTGGGACAAGATCGTCGAGGACACAGAAAACGGTAAGCCGCTTGATGCAGAGAAGTACGGGCCCCTCCGACGAGTCCGGCGTCGCTACGGAGAGTGGATAAACGAAGACTACCTCCCCTCTGTGGACATAGAAACTCTGACGCTAGACCCCCTTCGCCGTCGTTAGTTGACGAGGCGGCTTTGGTTTGATACGATAGTTGTATGACGCACACACAAGGGAGGTGAATCATGGAGAAGCTGTCTAGATACCAGACGAAGATCCTCGAAGAGCTGGACACTGCGATCGAGGAGCTTACCGAGAAGCTCAAGCCCGCTGAGAGGTTGATCGCTGAGCGTAATCGGCTCATGGCGACACGGCGAACGCTGCTCTCTGAGCGAAGTGTGACGAGTGGTGGTGGCAATCATCGACCTCGCTTGTCGATGGAGGAGGTGATCGTTGTCCTCGAAGGAGAAGACGACGGCATGAGCGTGCAGGCTATTGCACAGGCTGTCGGATACCCTGAGGCGACCATTCGCTCCCACCTCAATCGTCACCGCGATGAGCGGTACGAGCAGGCCAAGGATGGTAGCTGGTCGCTTATCGGGGCGGAGGAGGAATGAGCGAGCTCTTCAAGGAGCTAGAACTCGTTCGATTCGACCCAGAGAATGAGGACACTTACCCCAGCGTTTGCCAAGATCAGGGAGAAGTGAAGGTTCGGTTCGGGTTCACAGGCGGTGAACTTCTAGCCTTCGATTCTCATGGCGCTTACGTTGGTGAAGTCACGAAGGGAGAAGAATGAGCGCCGAGGACTACGAGGGTGCCTACGATCATAAAGATCCGAAGCACCCAGAGTACGCTGAGGCACTCTTCGACTCAGCCGACAGAAAGCGTAAGCTCACTCGCGGTGAGGGGCTTGCAGCCGACGAGTTCGAAGAGCGGCTTAGACAAGCCCGCGCTGCAGGAGAGGAGGATCGTGAGTCGAGAATACCCTAACCTCAAGACAGCCCTCGATCTGTCCGTCGGTTTTTTGGGCGTCGATGGGGTGGAGGTAGATACTGGTCATTGGCAGGGTGTACCCACAGAGGGCCATCCCGACCTAGTCACGAAGGAACTCCTAGATTGGGACTTCGTGTGTCCGCTCCCGGTCCAGAGTAACGGCACCGTCAACATCGTAGACCTCCAGGAGCAGGTGAGGCCCAATCTACCTTGGGCTGACGATCACTTCGAGGAACGCGTCTCCCGCGTGCCCTCTAATCCGGGTGAGCAGTACCAGAACTGGCCGTGGTGGCAGGGTGGGTATACTGAAGCCAAGTCGATGATCCCGTCACAGCAAGAGGGTGGAGAGTTCAAGTTCACCCACACCTACCAAGAGCGCATCTGGCCCAAGTTAGTGAACGGTTCACCGTGGCAGTGCGAGCAGCCTATCGCTCACGGCATTCACTACGAGTACGGTGACCTCGACGACGTGGTCAACCTTCTCCTGCGTGAGCCGTACACACGCCAAGCCTACCTCCCCATCTACTTCCCTGAGGACACGGGCTCCGTCCACGGCGGTCGCACGCCCTGTACCATCGGCTACCACTTCATGCTCCGAGGCGATGAGCTTCATATGTGGTACACAATCCGCTCCTGCGATGCGGTACGTCACTTCCGTGACGACGTCTACCTTGCCTTGCGCCTGCAGCTGTGGGTACTTGAAGCCCTTCGGACGAAGGAGAAGTACGAGTTTGACCACCCTGAAGTATGGAGTAGTGTCCGCCCCGGCAACTTCTACTTCAAGGCCTTCTCCTTCCACGTCCACATGGGGGATATCCACCGTGTCTGAAGGTCAGGTATATCTCTACGATGATCTGCGTGGGCTGATAGTAGTAGCAGCTCACACGAGAAGCGAGGCGAAGGATGTCGTCTTCCTCAACGTAGCTCGCATGATAGGTGCACTTGGCACCTGTGACCGCAAGCGAGTAGGCGCCGTCATTACCAAGGACGGTCGCTGCGTATCCTGGGGTTTCAATGGCGCTCCCCCAGGCATACCTCATTGCGAGGAGAACCAGCATGGTTGGCAAGACGTATTCAACGAGTTCCCACTCGGTAAGGGTAAGCCCCCTGAACCTTGGCTGACTCGAAAGCTTGAGGAGCAGGGCTGTCGGAATTCAACGCACGCAGAAGCGAACGCCCTTGCTTTCGCGGCGCGTCAGGGGATCAGTACAGACGGTGGAACGCTGTACGTGACGGTATCACCGTGTGAAGTGTGTGCCCGATTGTTGATCGCTGCGGGGATTGAGCGCGTAGTCTACGCTGAGAAGTACCGCGATGAGTCAGGCATCATGCTTCTCCTCGAAGGTGGTGTAGAGATTGAATGAGCCATTCCGGCGCCTAAGAGTGCAGGTCAAAGTCCATCACAAAGACTTCGAGATGCTCCAGCGGTTTACCGACGAAGAGAAGGGTGATTTGCTAAGCGATGGGCTACATCAAATGATGCAGCAACGGTACTCACCAAAGCGATGGAGGTGGCAGTGGCCTTTAGTTCACCGCTAGATCACCTCGCTAACCACGACTGCTCTCGTTGTGAGCTGGGTGATTACACGGAGCGGGTCTGTGTCATGGGTCGTGGTGACCCCAAGAGCCGCATCATGATCCTAGGGGAGGCACCAGGTGGCGAAGAAGAAAGAACTGGAGCGGTCTTCTCAGGTCGTGCCGGGCAACTACTCGATTTACACCTCCGTGAATCGGGCCTTGCCGAGCTACGTCCATACATTAGCAACGTGGTCAAATGCAGACCACCCGATAACCGTTCACCTGAGCGACCTGAATGGGAAGCCTGCCGTAAGTACCTGGAACGAGAACTCAAGGCAGTTGACCCTACTCATCTTCTCCTCCTGGGCAACACTGCTCTGCGCGCTGTTGCTCGAAAATCCGGAATTACGAAGCAGCGAGGAGTCCGACTCGATTGCAAAGATCCAGTCCTGGCCGGAGTTGCGGTCATGGCTACTATCCATCCTGCTTACGTGCTCAGGAACCCCGGACAAGGGTCGGTATTTTCAGAGGATGTCAAGCGATTCGCTCGAATGGTCAGAGGAGAGTTCCAAGTAGTTCCGGTCAAGCGGTATTTCATAACCACAGTGGCGGGGGTCCGTCGCCTGAGAAAGATGATCTTGGAAGCGGAGGTGATTTCCTACGATGTTGAGAACCAGCACTCCCCCTGGCACCCAGAGTGGAAGCTCTTGGTGCTTGGATTTAGTTTTGATGAGGGCCGATCAGCCTACATCGTCCCGCTTGCTCATCCGAACTCACCTTTCCGTAAGCGATGGCGAGACATCCTGGCATTTCTCAAGCCCGCACTGGAACAATCAAGAGCCAAGCTTGTTGCGCAGAGTGGAAAGCATGACAATCTCCAGCTTGCCGGAGCTGGGCTCTTCCTCGAACATACGTTCGACATTATGCTTGCTGCTCATCTCCTGGATGAAAACCGTCCAAAGAATCTCGGCTTTCTCTCACAGTCACTTCTAGGGGCAGACGTCTACAAGGGCATGGTGGAAACAAAGCCCGAGAAGATTCTCAAGGTACCACTTCGAGACCTCGCGTCGTACAACGGCATCGACTGCGGGTACACCGCACAGATATACCCCAAGCTTAGGGCTGAGTTGTTGGAGGAGCCTCGACTAACACGGCTCTTCGCTAAGCTGATGATGCCTGCCTCGCACGTACTCCAACGGGTTGAGCACCGAGGCATGTACGTCGACCAGGACAGACTGTGGGATCGTATCGAGCAACTCCAGGGAAGAATCGACGAGCAAATGGAGGTGTTGCGTGAGCACAATCCAAGAGGAAACAGGCTGGGAAGGGATGACAGCTTCAACTACAATAGTCCTCAGCAACTCGGAAGGTGGCTCTTTGGCACAGGAAGTGCTGGTGGCCTCGCTCTCAACCCTCTCGAAGTTACGAAGTCAGGCCAGCCATCCACCCGAGAAGCAGTGCTTCTGCACTATCGAGATCACCCTGCAGTGGCCGCCCTCCTCAGATACCGAACCCTCCAGCTCAAATGGATGAATACGTGCTTGCTACCGTGGTCCACTCGTCTGGACTCACGGAGCAGACTGCACACGATATACAAAGCGTACGGCACGGTTACTGGAAGATTGAGTGGCGACCTGCAGCAAGTTCCAAGAGATCTATTCATACGTTCTGTCTTCGGTGCTCCCAAGGGGTGGTTGTTCGTAAGTGCGGATTTCTCCCAGATAGAATTACGCATCGCTGCCCACATCGCTCGGGAGAGGAGAATGCTACGCGCGTTCATTCTGGGGCAAGATCTGCACTCAGTGATGGCCTCTACTCTTACTGGGAAGCCGGTAGAGGATCTGACCAGTGAGGAGCGCAAGCTAGCCAAGGCAGTCAACTTCGGATTCCTCTACGATATGGGCGCAGCGAAGTTTCAGAGCTACGCCTTCGAGAAGTTCGACCTGACTATCTCCATGGAAGAGGCGCAGATCGCACGTGAGCAGTACTTCCATTCGTGGCCTGGGCTTCATCCCTGGCATGCTCGTCAGAGGCGGCTAGTCAACGCTAACCAGTATGTCACCTCCCCCATCGGGCGCATACGTCACCTCCCAGACGTGCTCTCAGGTGATCGCTACGTCAAGGCAGAGGCTGAACGCCAAGCGATCAACAGCCCAGTACAGTCGATGGCCTCAGATATGATGCTGTTCGCCATGGTCAAACTTGACCCACAGCTAGACCCTAGTGAGGCCTTCCTTACTGGGACGCTCCACGACCAAATATTCGCCCAGGTGCTTGAGGACAAGATCGACCACTACGCCTCACTAATCAAGGAGACCATGGAGAATCTTCCACTCCACAAGACTTTCGGCTGTGAGCTTACCGTGCCCATCGTAGCTGAAGTTGAGTGGGGCCAACATTGGGCAGAGCCCACCGGTCATCTCTAGGATATGATACAATGAAGGGTAAAGAATGACAAAAAAGGCCATAAGCAGTAAGACTCAGAGGTTCTTTTCCCCTCGCAAAGTCGCAGAGATCTACGACGTTGAGCCACGCACTGTAGTCAGGTGGATTCGTCAAGGTAAGATGCGTGGGGTGAAGGTCGGTCGCGTCTGGCGTGTACCTGAGGAAGCACTGGATGACTGCATACAACCAGAGTAGAATCAAACTCTTCCGGCGCTGTCAGAAGGCCTACGCCTTTCGATACGATACACGACCGGGTGAAGAGATGCAGCCTCGCGTGTCCAAGCGTGGGCTTACACTCGGTACATGGATGCACTCGTTGCTCCAGGCACACCACCGCGAGTGGGCAGGTGTAGATGGCCTGCGTTGGCAAGATGAGCAACTCCTAAATGAGGAAGTGTTTGAGCGGTACTTCGAGGAGGAAAAGGCCGAGCTTGGAGACTTGCCTGCCGATACTCGCCGCTTGTTCAGGGCCTACCTCAAGCACTGGGGACTAGACTCAGAACGCTACCGAGTTGCTCAACTCCACGACGGTTCTCCAGCTATCGAGTTTGTCGTTGAATTCCCCCTCACTAAGTGGAGTATTGAGTTCCCGTTCAAGGGACGTATTGACCTCATCGTAGAGGACCTCGAATACGGTGGCCTCTGGATCTGGGACCACAAATGGGTGAAGCGCATACCAGGCCCCGACGAGAGAATGATGAGCCCTCAGGCACTGATGTACGTGTGGGCTTTGAGGAAATTGGGCTACGACATCCGAGGCTTCGTGTTCAATTACGGGCGCACTAAGCCACCCACAGTGCCTTACGTACTCAAGAACGGCACGGTCACTACACGCAAGCGGCTTGACACCGACTACTACACGTACCTTGAGACGATCAAGAAAACCCACCCGGACAACTGGCGCACTTGGGTGCAGCGTGTCTATATGCCCAAGTTGAAGGAACTAAACCATCGCCAGCATACGGACTGGTTCATGAGAGAGCGCATCCCCGTAGAGCCTGAGCGGATCAAGCGGGCACTCGTTGAGTTCCTTGTAACTATTCGGGATATAGAGCGCCGCAATACCAAGCATCCGCCTCGCAGTTACTTCTACAATTGCGCCTTCAGCTGTGAGTTCCATGACATCTGCTGCGCGGAGTTTCAGGGGCTAGACATTGAGCCTCTCATCAAGCGTCAGTTCACCTTCGACAAGGAGAGGTATGGCGAGACCACAGAGTCAACCTAAAGATATCGAAAAGCTAGCCAAGCGCGTGGCAAAGAAGATCAAGCGATCATCTGAGCTTGAGCAGAACGTCCGTTTCCTCATCTATGGCCGAGGTGGGGCTGGTAAGACTCGGGTGTGCGCAACTGCTCCTAACGTACTCCTGATAGACGTGAACGAGAAAGGCTGGGACTCTGTCAGGCGAGACCTCGACCCTAGAACACTGCCCGTGGAATATTGGTCGGAGGTCGACGACGCCTACTGGTTTCTCCAAGGTGGCGATCACCCCTTCGAGTCCGTGGCTATCGACGGTATCACGGCGATGCAGAACCTCTGTATGAAGTTCGTGCTCGGTGACGAGGCTTCTCGGGACGCGAGTAGAGATCCTGATATGCCCTCTCGGCAGATCTACAACAAGATCGCAGAGCTAATGAAGACCCAGATCACGAACTTCCGCAATCTGCCTATGAACGTCATCTTTACAGCTCGGCAACGCACGAGGTTTGTAGACGAGGGTGAGGAAAGTGAGGGTGAGCTGTTCGTTGGACCCAATTGCACGCCGTCGGTTGCGGACACCCTCGAAGGTGCCGTACCTCTTATCGGCTACTTATCTGCAAGGGAGGTAAGAATCACTAACAAGACTACGGGTAAGAAACGACGGTCGGTACGTCGGCGACTGCTCGTCGGAACAAGTGACCGTTTCTCTACCAAGGAGCGGTATGGGGTGTTTGGCCCTCACATAGACGCTCCTAACATCGCCGATATGATCCAGGCTATCTACAACAAGGAGGCATGAAGTGGCTAGAGCAAGAAAGACTAAGGCAGAGGTTATCGACTTCGGGGGGGTCCCTGAAGAACGAGGTGGGGGGCGGCGTCATATCCCCGAGGGAGACTACCTTGCCAAGATCATCAGCGTGGAGAAGCGCTGGAAGGACGACGACCGCAGCAACATCCCCTTCTTCTCCTGGCGCATCCAAATCAACGATGGCAAGTACAAGGGCACGACGTTCTACCACACGACTTCCCTCAAGCCTGAGGCGCTCTTCAATCTCCGCAATCTCATCCTCGCAGCGACTAAGAAGAACGTCGCTGGTAAGCAGTTGAGCTTCGATCCACAGAAGCTGATCGGCAAGGTGATCGCTATCTCTGTGGAGGACGACACGTACCGAGACACCAAGACCGGCACCGACCGTCTCGTCTCTCGAATCGTAGACACTCGGCCTGAGGACGAGCTGGAGGCAGACGAGGATGAAGACGAAGACGTGGATGAGGAAGAGGACGAAGAGGAAGATGAGGATGAAGACGAAGAGGAGGAGGACGAAGACCTCGAAGACGTAGACGTGGAGGAGCTGTAATGACGCTTGAAGTCCCCACAGGGGCTGATCAGGTCCCAGAAAGATCAGCTGGAGCAGGCTCTTTAGTGAAACTTGCTCAGCTAGTCGATGATGCCCACCACCTGCAGGCAGAGCATGATCGTCTCCAGGGGCGGCTTACCGGACTAGGTCAAGAGCTGCTTAGCGTTCGCGGTGATCTAGCTAGGGAAGGTGTGGACGTAACCTTCAACCTCACTACTGAGGTGATGAAGGGGATCGAGCGAGCCGCAGAAGCGCCTCAGCAGGTGTCTGAGCCCAGACTATCAACTTCACCACCTCCTGGCTATTAGTCCTACATCTGTGCGATAATCCATTATGCCCCGACAGCCCGAAGGAAGGATCGTAAAGCAGATCCTCGTCTATCTCCGAGGACATGGCGGACGCTGGATGAAAATCCAAGGCTCCGAATCCTCATTCCAGGAAGCTGGCATCTCGGACATAGTCGGCTGCTATCACGGTCTGTTCGTGGCTATCGAGGTCAAGCAACCAGGTGGAAAGGTTTCTCCGATACAGGAGAGATTCTTGGCCAGTGTAGACGAAAATGGAGGCTACACCTGTGTTGCTGAGTCCACATTCGATGTAGTGGACTTTATAAAGAAAGTAGACGCCGCAAGGAGGAGAGCCGATGAGGCGAAGCCTCAGAGCAGTACTCCCCATGGTCGTCGCTCTCATACTGTGGCCCACCGCGACGGCTAGTGCCCATGCTCCATACAGTCAAGCTGGGTACATAGACTATCACCTCCACCTGTTCAGAGTACATACCAACAAGATACGGGTGGAGAAATGTCATGCGAAGTATCGTCTAGGGTTGACCGCGCTTGAGCTCTCTACGTTGCCCTACGGAAGCCCTGAACGCGAGTCAATCATCACTACATGGACGAACAGGCACGCACGAGCTCACGAACTGGGGCCGTGTATTCCTAGGCTCGTCATCCGTAGAGTGTTCGAGGCAAAGGCCCCAGCTGCTCTATCTGTAGCTCGGTGTGAAAGTCACTTAGACCCACGAGCTGTAGGAAAAGCTAGAGAGCGTGGCCTGTTCCAGATCCATCCCATACATCGCTCTTGGCTAGGACCTCTATGGGCGAGATTGTTTCACCCTCGCGTAAACGCTGAGGTAGCTTGGCGAATGAGCAAGCATGGTACGGACTGGGGTCCCTGGACGTGTAAGCCCTAACTAGGAGAGAGCCCAGGAGGAGACAAACCTGGGCTCTTTCTTCTCCCGCTAGCTGGGGGGCAGCTAGCTACTCACGCCCCCTGCGGCCAAAGGACGTGAGTGCTTCAAGTCTGAGACCGAGCCCAAGAGGCAGCACCGCCGAGGCACATGAGTGCAAGGCCGAGCGAGATGAAGAAGAAGCCCCAGGCAGCATCCCACGCCGCCTTCTCGAGGCCGATCAGAGCGAAGATCACGCAGGCGAGGATGAACGAGACGAGTGCGAGTAGCGTGGTCACTTGCCCACTCCCTTCAATAGGCTGGCACTTTCAGGACTACCTCGAAACGCACCTAGCATCGAGGTTAGCACCGACAGGATAACCGAACCACCGACGATAATTGCCGCCGATGTCCAGTCCACAGCACCGAGCGAACCGGCGGTCGTCGCTGCGGCCACAGTTGGGATGGTTACCTGAGCGAACGTCCTAATCGCCCGCTCCGCCGTATCTTTCCAAAATGCTGCTGTCCACATGTTGTTCCTTTCTATCTACCAGACTTTGATGGCATTGATGGAGACGCCGATAGCGACGATGGCAAGTCCACCTGCGATCCGCGCTTGCCAGTGGGCCAGTCTTTCTGTTTCTATCTTAGTCGCGTAGGTAGCGTCTTTCGCCTCCATCTGGTGGATAAGGTCGTTGTGCTTATCCGCAAGCTTCTCGGACATATTGAGTGCTGTCTTCACAGCAAGTTGATCGCCCTCACGCTGCGATCGCAGAAGCTCCTTTAGCCCCCCAATCTCCGACTTCACGTGTCGGTCAAGCGAATCTATCCGCTCAGCGAGAATTCCGTTGTCCACTCGACGCTCTAACTGATTCATCTTCTTGCTACCCCTACGTGAATGTGGTCAAAGTGATCGCCGCCAGTCATCGTTCGGTAAAGCACTTGGATTCGATAGCCTCCTCGGTTGATCGTTGCTACTAGGGGCTGTCCCTTCTTATACTTGATCCCTAGTTGCCTAGCGATCCTCACAGCAGCTGCATCCATCGCAGCAACCGAGCCACCCATGTCACGAGCAAAGGCGGTTTTACTACCCATCCAGTGGTCAGAGACGCCACCGCTTGCCGTAGACTTACGATTCCTCTTCTCACTGGTGGTGGTCAACTTTACTCCAGAGGTGATCTGATTGACCACACCTACCGATCCGCCCCAACCTCCACCGCCCTTAGGCTTTATCGGTCTAGTGACACCGCCCTTCACTCTAGTTTGCCCGGCAGCTTCGGGAGGCTCACCCTGAGAGAGTGTGCTGATGAAGGTAGCCGCACGTTGTGAGAGCGGTCCTACCTTAGCCACCAGATCAAGCTCAGTCTGAGCAAACAGGCCCTGAGCCATCTGCCCCTGATAGCCCTTCTCTAGCCCCGCAACGCGGGCGCCATAGGCGAATGCCTCTTTAGGGGCTCCCATGTCCTTGTACAGTTTGAAGGCCTTCTGCACCTCTGCCTCGGGGTCAGCCGGTCGCTCGAAGCGTCGAACGATCTGGTTGATGGAGGAGAGCCCACGCTTGCCTGCTGCTCCAGACCTCGACATCTGAGACATTGCGTAGCGAACGCCTGCCTGTGAATTAGCCCATGCTGCAGTTTTACCAGCAGGCAGCGCGCCCCCACGATGCAGCTGGAAAGGTCCGTAGCTAGTACCCTTATCACCCACAGCTCCAAACGTACCTCCACCCTCAACTCGAGAAACAGCTGCTACCGCATAGGGATCTAATCTCAAACGGCGGCTGTTGTTGGTAATCATTTGCCACAGCCTGGGGTTGATCCCCGGGTTTCTCATAGTAAGCCTAGGGCGTGCCATAGAGTTCAACCTCGCGTTCATCCCACGCCATCTCAAGAACATCTACTTCTCTACGAAGCAGCTTCAACGAAGCTTCATCCTCAGGATCCATCAGCTTGCCCTGATCCTTCAACTCAGCCTTCTGAGCCTCCATCATATCAATCAGCCTGTAGCCCCAAGACCTGTGAAGCTTCAGGAGGTCGACAGGCATTAGCCGAATGCCCGTCATCCACGATACCATATCTGCGCGCGCCTGTCCTTGCTGGTGTTCCGTAGCAGCAGCGGGCGATATAGACTGACCGAGGTTGTTGATGAAGGGGGTAGACATTTGCTCCAGGACGTAAATGCGAGAGTTAGTCATGAGCAGCCGCCCGTTCTTCGTCTCCGTTACGCCGAAGAAGTTCTGGAGAGGCTTGGGCAAATGCTTGATCCATCCAGGAGCATCTCTGTAGCTATTGCGCCAATCGTTGGACGAAGCTCGCTGGTAGTCTATGGGCCTAGCAAGGCCAAGCTGATTGTTGGACGCATACTCGAACGCGACCTTAGCCCCAGGGAATGGGACTGGTGCGAGCGGGCCAACCATGCCAGTGATGGGAGCAGCAATCCTCATTAGCTTCTGTGGGAAGGGCTCACCCGTGTCACGGAAGATGTCCCAGAAGGGTGGAAAGAGATTGAGCGAAATGAATGGTAGCTTGGGATTGAGGTAGAGTGGCTGGTTTGCTGGCAGACCAAGCTTCTCTCGTGCCCAGCTTGGTACGGGCATACGGAACGCCTCGAGATTGTCGAAGAACTCGGGTAGTACTGCGCGGAATTCCGCCGGCAACGAGTCGTCCATTTCCTCGTTCACGTAGGTAGTCATTTGATTGAAGGCCTGGATGTATCGGGGCTGCTGGGCAAGCTGCTCCATCTGCAGAGCCCAGTTACGAGAGAAGTAAGTATAGAAGGGCATGACAGTCTTAGCGAAGCGTCGTTCGTTCTCCGTAAGATTACGGTAGTCGAATTGGAACTTGTTGGACAGGTCAGCACCAATGTCGTACTGGACCTTCATCTGGGCCTTCGTGAGTCCTGGTGCGCCCTTGAATCCTGGTACTACTACAGGGCCGTAAGCTTCGAGGAATTGCCTGATCTCCGGGTCACGCGCAGCCTTGTTGAAGGGCGCGAGGCGCACTACATCTTCGATGGCGGCATTCACCGCTCGACCGACGTTAGCAATTTCGGGCCCGAACGCAACCAGTCCAAGCGGGTTTCCCGTAGCAAGCGCGACACCACCAGCTACCTGTCGCGTGCGGCGCGCTGCAAATCGCTTCCGAGAAACCCCGGCCGTCCGCTTGAGTGGTCTAGTCGCAAGCAGTCCAGGGCGGCGCTCCTTGACTGCCCGCGATACGCTGGGCCCGAAAAGCTCCTGTTCAACCTGTCCAGCAATTCCACCCTGGCCACTTGCTGTTGCCTCCACAGAAATGAAAGACTGGCCGCCGCCAATGCCTCTTGCACGAGCTTCAAGCATTGTCTCGGGTGTGTTACCAAGGCGGTCCCTAGTGACCATGCCCACAGCCCTAACGTAGTCGATCGGGTTGACGACGGCTGCGAGCGCATTGTTGAACACGGCGCCAACGAAGTTCATGGTGAAGAAGGCCGGATTCATTACCGTAGCGAACGTCTTCCACTTATTCTGTGGCCAGTTCATGATCTTGAGCCATCGACCGAGCTCATGATCCTGCATGGCTTTATTGCCCATCGCCTCAAGGGCGGTCTCGATTTCAGGCGGCACCAAGAACTTGCGCGTGCCGAAATTGTGAGGCACCCACCCCATTCGACCCAATTGAGAAGCCTGCCCGAAGGGCGTCGGTATCTCAACTGCGAATCGGGGGTCCTCTAGGATTCGCTTCTGAAAGCCTCGGAAGGCGATTCGACTGGTAGCCTTGATTGAGAAGTGAGCTGCTGCGTCGATGGGATCATCGAACCTAGTAGCCATCTCATCCCAAATCTTCTCAATCTCCCTGGGTGAAATATCAGCGTTCTTTGCAGCGTTCATCGTTTGAGCGACTACACTTTCTGTACGTCGCCGCAAAGTCTTTAGAGCAGGATCAGTGATGCTTTCGACAGGTACGCGATGAATGCCGTTACGCGCAGAGCTCTCTACGATAGGCCCTTCGTTGACCATCTTCGTCATGGGAGCAAGTAGATCGGCTGCGGTATTTACACCCACGTCGCTGATGCTCTCCTGGAATCGGCGAAAGTCGGTGAACTCAGCCCTCATACTTGCCCTGAGCAGATCGTTGCCCACGTGGTGAAGTACGTGATTAGGAGTCTCATTCAGGAGCATGCGATAGGGCTGAGACTTATAGAGCTCCTCAGATCCCCCACGCATGGCCTTAGCCAGGTACTCCGTCATTTGAGGGCTACCTGGAATCTCCATGCCCGCGAATCGAACTCCACGCCCATACCTACCAGGCTTCAGGTGACCCAAACCCTTTTGACCTTCGAGGCTAAACTTGCGGAGCTGGTCAAGTGCGTCCCCCATTGTCCAGGGGCGCCCATTGAGTGCGTGCATGTAGGACTGAGCCTCACGAACCGTAGTGAATCTACGGCCCTGATGAGTTCCTCGACCCTTACCCGGTCGCGTCATGATATGGAGAGCCTCGACTGCCGAAGCCCTGTCGCCCTCTGCCAGTAGCCTCATTGCGGCAATCCTGGAGGGTGCCGTCGCACCGAAGGTGAGATACATTGTTGGATCACTAGCGATAGCTGTGGTCAGAGAAATGACTCCAGCATGACGACCCATGAAGCTGTCTGGACCGTACTTCTTGATGATGCTCTCATGAATGATCTTCTGTCCCTCATCCTTGACCACAGTGTCAGGGACCTCACGAAAGCCGGCCCCGATAGCTTTGAGTATTTCCCAGGGCTCAGAGATCGAAGTTTCCTCATAGCCGCCTGATTTGTTTCGCTCGACCGTGTAGGCGTTGAGGAACCCGATAACAGCGTTGGAGGGGGTGTTCAGTACTCTACCAACGATCTTGAGTAGAGGACTAGGACGGCTCTGCTTAGCGAGTCGCATGTGGAGCTGATTGGTAGCTTCATACAGCTTGGCCCTCTCAGGATCTTCCAGAGCTAAGCGGCGCCTAGCATCTGCCATTAGGTCAGCTCTAGTCTTTATCCGAGGGCGCCGAGACTGATATGCCCCACCGCTAGGTAGCGATATACCTCCAGAAGGCGACCTAATGCCTCCAGCGCTTGGCAGCGGAATCGGCATTAGTGGGGGAAGTCACCTGGCTTCTTTGACTTACCGCCGCCAGGTGGATTGCTTGGTACCCACTTCTTATATCCGAACCTAGTGCGGGTAACACTGATAGCGATATTTCTGGGGATGCCGTTAGACAGCAACGCCTTGAAGAGAGCATAGGGGCCCTTGATTACCGTCGATGGCACTCGCTTCTTCACTGTTTGGTACTTGAACCACTTACCGCTACCTGGTGGATCTTCAATGGCCCCTGCAGTACCCTGCCCTACAGGCACCCAGTCACTGACGCTGTAGGTCTTAGGATCACTAGGACTAGTGAGTGCGACAGCAAGAGCGAAGGCGTTAGCTCTTTGCTCCTGACGAACAGCTGCTCTTCCACCGCCCTGTGTAGCCTGCTGTTGTAGAGCTATCTGCTGCTGTGTAGCTGAGATGTTGAACTGCCTTCGCTGCTCTGACAAGTCCTGCTGGAACTGACGATCCTGCTGACTCAACTGCCGTGCAGCAAGCGTAGGCTTACCCTTGTACTTTCCAGTCAGCTCACCCTTCTGAAGGCCTAGCGTCTGCTTGGCGACGCCGAAGTCCCTGTCAGCCTGGAGCTTCCTGAGCGCGAATTCCCTCTCAGCTATCAAGCGATCAGCAAAGTTCTTGTCGATGAGAGTTCCGCGCTGAGTCTTGATGTGGTCTATTTCCTGCTGGACCTGCGTGATAGCCTGATCGTAGGCGAACGAAGTCTCCTTCTCCGTCTGAGCGCGCTGGAGCGGGAAGACTCGCCCTGCAAACGCCTCTGCAGCGGCCACGTCTGCCTGGCTACCACCAATCGAAGCGAGCTGAGCAGCAGCGCTTGATCCCTCAAGCTCCTCAGTTGCGCCTTCTACAGGGGCGGTGAACGGCTCTACAGGAATAGGAGCTCCTAGAGTTTGTGCAAGACCCTGAGCCTCTGCGGCTCGAGACTGCTGAAGTGCTCCTAGTCGTTGCTTGGCTGCCGCGTAGATCTTTTCTTCGTCAACTCGAGACTGCTCGGAGTACTCACCAAGGCGTTCAGCCATGCCAGTGACATAAGGCTGCAGCGTTCCGTAGAGCGATCCGATATCCCCCATCGCGCGGCTTTTCTCACCACCGTAGCGTGAGGCAGCTCGTTCAAGAGGTGATACTGCCTCACCAATTTCGAAGTCAACCTCCTTCGTTACGATATCTCTAAGCTCTGCCCTCGTAGAGGGATTGAGAATACTAGCCTTTTTCGCAGCAGCTGCCTTCGCTATCGCGGCATTCTTCTTCTTCCTAGCAGCTGCTAGTCTACGTCTCCGTACAGCACCTGGTAGAGCCATTATTCACCTCCCTCATTAGCCATTAGGGCCGACCTCTTCGAATCCGGCAGGTGCACTCAGCTGAGAAGCCCTTCTGGCAGCAGCCTCAGCCAGGAGTCGGTAGAGGTCGAGATTGTACCCGCCCACCAACCCTAAAGCCTGACCGCGAAGGTCTGCTTGCTGTCGAGGCAGAGCCATCTCCAGATCAGCCAGGCTGCGTGTGTAGGGCTCCTCACTTTGTGCAGTGTCCTCAGCGAAGTACCCTGACCACAGATTACCAGAGAGTGCGCCTCTACGCTTCGCACCGAGTCTTGCTAGATCCGTAAGACGGCCTAGATCACCACGCTGTCGTTGTGCACTCACCTCAAGTTCACCAGGTACAACATCTCCGCCCGCGGACGTGTATCCTAGCTGCCTGAGGATGTCGTGATACTGCTTCCTCATATCTCGCTCAGTAAGTGCTCGATTAGCCTCAAACTCAGCATCGGTGTACGCACCAAGCGGATGGGTTGGTAACTGAGGATTTTCTGGTAGATATTCGCCCCCAAATTGAGGATCTTCCTCTGGTGATGTAGGAGCAGGTGGTAGCCCCCCAGGAGGCGGCTCTCCAGGAGGTAGCTCGTTCTCGCCAGGCATTCCAGGCATCCCAGGAATTGGAGGTCCAATCGTACCACGCTCAAGTCCTGGAGGAAGTTGAGGGTTACCCTCACCTGGAAAAGGTGGAATTATATCCGGATCGGGCTCCGGAAGAGGACGGCCTTCTTTAGTTGGTGGTCTTAGTCCTAGCTCCTCTAGGATATCCACGAAGGGAGTGTACCCCTGCCCCTCATCTGCCTTCGCAGCCTGCATCAAGCGATTCAAGAGCTCTCTAGTGAAGAGCTCACTAGAACGGCCGATACCGCCACCTGCTTGATCAGAGGTCTGATACCTGTTGAAGTAGTCCACGATGCGGTTGAAGTTCTTCTCGATGCCAACACCCATCTTCGGACGAAGCATCCGAATCGCCTCTATGAAGTCCTTCTGAGTCATTGTCCCAGGCAGTTTAGTTCCCGGGTGAGGAGGCAGTTGTCCACCTCCACCGATCACCGGACGTATGGGCTGTGGGTTCCCAAGCTGACCAGGAGGCGGCCTGCCTCCCTCACCGATAGGGATCTGAGCTCCTCCGGGGGGCTGACTAGGCTGGGTCAGAGGCAGCACCTTGCGCTTGACCACACGCTCTATTGCCCCATCGGGCGCTCTCTTGAAGCGCTGCTCGATCTCGTGACCAGGCTGTGGTTGAGGAGGCCGTGGAAGCATCATTTTTGGTGGTCCAGGCCTGCCACCAAGCTGATTCCCAAACCTCGCCCTTCGAGCCTTTCTTCTTCTGTAAGCCATCTACCCTCCTATGCCTTGACCCACTCACAATGAACAGTCATGCCGTTGTAAGTAGCTGTACCACCACTTGTTCTCATGGACATAACGATATACCAAGCGATCGCTGTGGGGTTAGGTGTTGTGTCTGCATCAACTACTTTATACCAACCACTGTCTTCGTATTCTGGAGTGCCTGCTCCTGCACCCTCTGAAATCTGGGCCTTGTCCGTAACAATCTGTGTTAGTGTGGCATCATTTATATCCACCTCGTAGATGCTTATACCAGCAGAAGCTACGTTGGCTGTAGAGCAAACAAGGAAGCCATTTATGCGGATTCTCGGGCGCCATCCTGCATCGTGCATCATTAGCGCCTCGGGGTAAGAAATTCTACCCATTTGTGTCTCGTTGGTAGGAGTGAATGAGGTACTACCAGTCGTGAAAGCAGCCTGATTCTGATGGCCTTGCATGTGGGTGTGAGGAAGGGTCCACTCTGTGCCGTCACACACAGCCACCATATCAATGTCCTCTACCCAAACAGTGGCACCCTTGAGTGCGGCACTGGGGGCAGGAAGGTCGGCGGTGTTGATACGGGGAGGCTTTATGATGTTGTCCCCGCCCAAAACCCAAGCTGCAACATTAGTGGTTTCTGCCTTGATACCCTTGGTAGTATCCACAACAAGGTCAGATACCAACTGCCCCAACACGGACAGAGTACCACCTACAGATAGTTCATCTGAAATTACCACGTCAGGGCCAATCACTGCATTTCCAACTACCACAAGCTTGTCGTCAGTCTTCAATTCGTTCGCGCTGCTACGGTAGAGATTGGTATCGAATGCAGCAGCTCCAGAGCTCCACTCTATAAGACCGTCAGCTCGGATCTGCAAGCGCGGTACTGAATCAGCTAGCTTGTAAGCCTTGTAAGCGGAACTGAACTCACTAGTCCGTTCAACATCGACACCGCTCTTGGCCCACAGGGTGCCAATCACTTCAAAGCTATCGTCAGTCTTTAGAATGTTAGCAGCACTGCGATAGAGATTCACGTCGTCACCGAAGAGTAGCTTACCGGAAACAATCTTGAAGTCTCCAGTAGCAGGGTCAAACAAGATCAAGCTAGTGACTACCCAAGCCCCAGCACCTTGATCCCAGTACGAGATTTGTCCGGTGATTGTCCCCTTCCTGAACTTCTGAGTTAGCTCACGAAGGTTCTTCTGAACGGCCATGTGACCATTCTCCTGATCTCGTTCAGGATGGAAGGGGAAGAAGATTTCCTGGCCAACGCTCATAGGTAAGTCACCACAGCTGAGGGTGGAGCCCGTCGATCACCTAGAGCAATCACCTCAAGTTCCATTCGACCAATGCGTGGAGTACCTCGGTGTTGGTCGTAGCGTGTGCCTCCGACCCAGAAGTCCTTTTCACCCAGGTTAGCTGGTGTACTTTCTAGGTGGATTGAGAGAGACCGACAATACAAGTCTACTTCTATCGAGGCGTCGTTCCAGAGGTTGCCGCCAGCATCCTCAAAGTCAACGTCATATGACTTGACGGGCGTATCACGCTCCCAATCCGTAAAGAGCTTCACAGTTACCTTGTCGGTAGTCTGAAAGTGACTTCCTGCGATTTTCAAGCGCCGAACGTACTTCGTGACGAGCGGAGACCCGAAATCGTAGAACTTCGTTACGGCCTGGCGCTTGAAGGCCACACTGTTATCGTCCGCCTTAGCGTAGTCGTAAACCGTGAGTACCTTGTTTGTAGAGTTAGCCAACCCATACAGCTCGGGCTGCATAGCGGTATCCATGCCGCTCACAATGAAGTGCACGGGCAGCCGATTCACCACCCATGGTCGTCGCTCGGCGTGCATATCCCAGTCCAGCGCAATGTTGCCGTAGGACTGGCCAATCTCTCTAAGGATAAAGCCAATGTGGTGGTGAGCGAAAATGTAGCCTGTTGCGGTTGCGTAGGCATCCGCATGGAAGATTTCCCCTGCACCAAAAGCTCCATCTAGATTCATAGAGATTTTCTCAGCCGGTCCATCACTGTGGAACAAGTAAATTCCGTGGTGAGAGAGGAAGAACAGCATTCCCATGTGGACTACCACAGCGTCGTGGTTCATCGCTCCTACCTCGTCATCTACAAGACGGTTAGCGAAAGTGATAGGATCATAAATGATGTAGGTGCGGTCCTCCTTAGACACCATGAGGATCTCACCGTTAGTGCGCAGTGCTGTGATACCTCTCCCGTCGCCCTTACCAATGTCCACGAAGCCCAACGCAGGCCAAGTAGTAGGATCACCAATGGCGCTCGCGTAAACTCGGTCGGGTGTCGAGCTTACGCCAGCGACCCACATGATCTCCTTCCAGCTCTCTAGCATCGTACCAGCAGGCCCAGCACCGATAGCTGTGTGAGTTGTGCCATCCCATGACGCAAATCCCACACCGGGCTTACACATCCAAACCTTGGCAAGGTAGGTCACAAACCGAGAGCGGTTGAACAACGTCGTCCCGAGGCCAGAGACTATAGTTGTCCAAGCGCCGGTAAACGGTGGCCCCGTAATGTACCTCAAGACCCCTGTGCTATCGTGATTCAGGATCTGATCGCTAGCACCGATACGAGCGAAGTAGTGACCTGAAAGACCCCTATCACCACCAGCTCCGAAGGCGGTTCCACTGCCATCACTGCCACCTCGACCCAGGAGCTCCCCATTAGGCCCGAGGTGGAAGTTCAGTATATCTCTCAGTTGGTCATCCGCGATGGTTTCTGGCTCAGGAAACCAGGCTACACCACCTGGAAAACCGGGCAGTTGCATGATCTGGCTAGGAGGCATCAGGAATGTGCCTTGCTTCGTTGTTCTCGCGCGTAAGGTAGTAACTATCGAGGTCGTCCATGATTTTGTCCACGTCCTCATCACTAAGCCCAAATTGCGCCCTGAGGGCTGCAGGTAGCTGTGATCGACCCTGAGAGGCGTTCTTGCCCTTGAGGAATCTAGCCACGTCCAGGCGCGTAATTATGGCCACGGGTAAGGCTCCACACGTTCGACCTCTTCATCCATCTTCAAGCCGTCTACGTTGAGCTGAAGATCAAAGGCCTCCTCAAGCATACCCCTCGCTGTCATAGCTAGCTCCTGCTCATTCGCTCGCATGTGGCAACGAATGAGAGCTGCTAGGACAACCGCCTCATCCATCTCGTCGGGCGTGATGAGAGAGTCGCCGCCTGCAGCTAGTGGTACTACTTCCTGACTAAAGATATGGTGGACAGTCATAGCTGCGTCAGGTGGTGGAATCAGGTAGAGATACTGAATCGCCTCTTCCGCCCAAATGAAGTACTGAGTTGAGTCTCCTCTACCACCAGTACCCGCTAGGTCCAGCGGATACCAATTCTCCAAGAAATCCTGCTCAGATAGTGGCTTCAGAGCTCGTCGGCGGTCGTTGGGAGACGTAACCACAGCCTTGAGTGAGCTGTCGAAGGTGGCAGCGAGTGCCTTTCTAAAGTCACCGACTGCGAAGGCGAGGTCCTCAGAATCCTTCTCCCACCACCAACGCGAAGCGCGAGCTACCTGAAAGTAACCCCAGTTGATGTAGCGAGTTCGTTGGGCAGGTGAGAACCCGGCGAAGCCTCTAGCTATCAGCTCCGCGTCGAGTTCTGTGAGCGTCATCGGCACGGGCACTCACATCCTTCTCTACCAGAATGGAGGCTCCGAGACCCCGACCGTCTTCCTCGAGCGCCCAACCGAGGCGCTCACCAGCGGCACGAAGTTTATCCCGAGACTTTTCCTCATGCCCCTGCAAGAGTTCCTCGTTATCGCGGTCCATTTGGGACGCGAAGTCCTCGGACTCTGGAAGGAAATCGTCTCGGTGGTCAGGATTCTCGGAGCCCCAATGGTCTGCCGTAAGGAGTCGGTCAACACAACGCTGGTCTAGCTTATCTACGCTAAAAACGAGCCTGTCTGTGCCATCTAGGCACCTCTCGACTATATCGTAGCCGTCACTTTGCTCGTTGTAGTAAACGGAGATACGCCCTTCTCCCAACTCCTTGAGTCGCTGTACGATGCCAAGTACATCGTCCTCCAGCGCCACGACGCCATGGCGCGTGTCGAACCAAGTCTTGACGCCGTAAAGCTCCATTACGGGATGTCGTCAGCCAGGTTGTAGATTACGCCCTGGGTCTTTCGTCGAGCGCACCCGAAGTCGCAATACCGATACAGAGTGCCCTTGTAGGCGTCCTGATCGGGGCTCTCCACCTTGCGAAGCACGCGACCATCTCGATCCATCCACTGGAAGTCGTTGCCATCCAGCCAGATCCAGAGGTAGTCACTCGGTCGGAGGAAGAACATATGCTGCTTCGGGAGATCGTCGTCGTAGAGCAGAGGCACTTCGTTGAACCAGATGAACTTGAAGCCACCATGCATGAGCCCTGCACTGGAGTCGTTCCAGCGCTTCTGGGCCTTCATGGTGTTCACGTACCTACGGCGGACGCCGCGGGTCGTGATAATCATCTCGGTTTCCCAGCCCTCTGAGCCAATGTCGTCCAGGATCAGCTGTCCCTGATCCTCGTCGAACGTAGTACCCAAGCCATCACGCTGCTTGGCCTTCGACCACTCGTTACCAGCAGCCGCAGCGTCGATGCCGTGGAGCGTAGAGAAGGCAGCAACGTCAGAACGCGTGATGTTACGAAGTCCGTTGATCTCCTTCTCCCAGTTACCCTCCACTACCGGCACATGAGTAGCTGGAGTTACAGCAACGTCAGCTCCGTCGTAAGTAACCACGCGAGTAGAAGTGTTGATTGCCGTGATCTTGCGGTTAGCAGCGAGCACCGCATCAGTAGTCTTGTTGATGAGGTCGATGAACATACCGACCCGGAGGTACTGCAGGTTGTCCACAGTGAACGTGTTAGCACCGTCTGCTGTGGTTTCAGCGAGTCGTCCTGTCTGCTCACCGTAGGCCTGACGGTTCAGGTCCTTCCGCAGGTCGTTGATTGCTCCTTCGGTCTCCGCTTCGAGGAGCTTCAGATACGCTCCGATGGTCCTCTCAGAGACTGCGATGGAGAATCCCGACAGCTGGATGGACTTGTAGAACCGACGAACCTTGTCGATGAGGTCAGCCCAGCTCTGCTCACCGGCGACAGGCAGCGTGCCTGACTCGTCGCGAGCAGTACCAGACTCGTTGCGGCCCTTGTGGACCGCCATGACCCATCGACGACCGGCGAACTGAACCATCTCAGCATCCCTAGAGATCCCACGATAGTCCAGAGTTTCACCCTTAGCTGCGTTCGCTGTACCGAACCCCTCAGCGAGCTCAGCGGGGGAGTAACCGAAGAGCAGGATAGCCCGCTGATTCACCATCTCTCTGACTACTGGTAGATAGTAGTCCTTGAGGATGGCATCAGCCTTGGCAGTGTCCTGCGCCACTTAGTCCCTCCCTTCTAGAAGCCTTTGAACTCTCCGCGCAGAGTGATGCCAGTCAGAGAGGTAGCGTTTGGCACCTCTTCCTGAAAGTCATCAATCTGGTCAGTGCGGTAGAGCTTGACCTTGTTGGCAGCGTAGTCATAGTCAGCGACTACACCTACGGCAGCGCCACCACCACCTCCGATATTCGCCTGAACGACCTTAGCAGATAGCTCCAGGTCACGCAGGAAACCGTTGGTGGGGGCCTCGCCGCCAGTGGTATACGTTCCGGAGAACGCAAGGGTTGCTCGCTTGACGTAACGAGAGCCCTCCACGTCCCGGTCAACGATGGTAACGGCGACTGCCACTTATTCCTCCTTCAGAGACTTCTCAAGAGCCACCCTTGCCAAAGCACTTGCTTCACTAAGTGTCTTCGGCGCAGCTGGCACGTTCGGGGATATAGCTCCATCCCCTGGCACCGGAGTTGGGGAACGGGGAAGTTCAGTGATAGGCTTGAGGTCAGC